TTTTTCCTAGTTTGGACATATTACTTTCGTGTACTCTGTGTAATGCCTCATCTAAATCCCAATCCATGTTAGCAGCGTACTGATAACAGACATAAACTAAATCAGCAAGCTCTTTTAAAGCTTCAGCTCTGATGGTGGCGTTATCTCTGAATAACATACCTTCAGCTTCAAGGAACTCTTTAAATTCCTCAATGATTAAATCTTTTTGTTTAGTCCGAGGTGCACGACCCCTCGAATTGCCAATCGAGTAAGTCTGTCGGAACTCCTCCGCTTGTTGGCTGAGGAATGTCTTGTGTATGTCTGGGGTTATTGTCAGAGACATGTGATAGTTCTTTTGCTAAATAGTGGATGGCTTTTTGAAGATCCTTTTTAGGATCATCTTTGTAACCTGCTCGGCAAATGTATTTAATAGCATTACCGAGAAAGTAATTTAAGTCTTGGTCTTTAATAAAATCCCAGACTTCTATGTTACCCCTCTTATAATACTGGGGTCCATAGGATTGGCTCTTGGCGGTCATAATCGTAGTCAGTGTGTTGTAGAATCTTAGCTAAACGTGCATTTAATAAAGCGTCATCGTCTGATAACCCTCTTTCCTTATAGGCTTGGCAGATTGCCTCCCATTTATTCTCATGCTTATTCAGCAACTCCGTTGCACGTTTAACTCCAATTCCAGGGCAGCCAGGGTATCCATCTGTAGGATCTCCAGCTAGCGATTGAATTAGATGCCACATATCACCGTCTTCTTTTGTAATCTCTTCTACATCACCCTTCATATCCCATAGGACTCCAGGTATCTGTCTCATATCTTTGTCTGGACTGACGATGATGGTTTCCTTGTCTGGATACTTCGTTGCATCCATACCTAAAGCATCGTCTGCCTCCAAGCCATCTCGGAGAACAAATCTATAATTAGCTTTACAATGGTTGACTAATCTTTTGTATCCTAGAGGCTTACGCCTATTTCGATGTCCTTTGTAATCTGGTGAAATTTTCTTTCTAAAATTCTGAGGACTTGAAAAATACAAGATGAACTCATCTTCCATCAAAGCTGTTGTAACTTTTCTTAGCTCACGCTCAAATATCTTGAGAACATTACTGAAATTGGATTGAGCGACAATAACATCCTCTCCAAAATCAATACCTTCCTCACATGCTTGAGCTGCTTTATAGGCTAAGAAATCTGAATCAATTAATAGCATTAGTGTACTTGTGCCCAATTATCACCAATTTGTGCATCGGCTTCAATAGGCAGTCTAAGTTTATAGTATTCACCAGCTTCAAGTGCAGAAAGTTTACAAACCTCTGCTATCTGTTCCGCTGATGATGGTGGCGCACCTATAACTTGTTCATCATGTACAAAAGCATACCTTTCATGTTTGATTTCAAGTTGGTGTAAATTTTTGTTGGTAATTAATATCCACCTCTTTGCGATGACTCCCGCCGATCCTTGTAATAGGAAGTTGAGGGATTTGTGCCCTTTGTCAACGCTGAGATAACGACTGTCGATGGCACGGATGCGATTTCCTTCAGCAACCCTCTTGGTAGCTTCCAGAACAAGATCTTCAAGACCAGGAATGGCATCCATATAAGCTTGACGAATATCTTTACCTTTTTTGGCAGCGGCTTCTTTCGATAACATGGGGTCATACGATAAGCCTATTTTTTGGTTTCCAGCCCCATACAAAAATGCATAAGTTACAGTCTTGACAAGCCTTCTGGAGATACCAATTTTGTCTGCGTTTTCTTGGTGAATGTCACCATTAAGTAATACATCTGCATATCTACCACCGTCATATTTATGAAGGTAGTGTGCAAACATTCTTAACTCAATCCCTGCAAGGTCACTGTCGATTAGTTTCCATCCAGGTTTTGTAATGAATAGCTCCCTACAATCCTCATCGCTACTTACTTGTGCGAGATTCGGATGCGAGTGGGCCATTCGGTGCGTAGCTGCACCTATAAAGCAAGAGTGGTGAATCCTGCCATTCTTGACCAGTTTCAACCATGCGTTAGTCCCTTGGGATAGCATTCCGAGTTTTTTCTGTATGACCAGAATCTCTAGAAACATTAACGCCTCTTTAGTTCCTATCTCTTTAAGTACAGTCTCATCAATGACTGCCTTACCAGTAGGTGTTAGTTTGTTAGGTTCCCAACCTTGAAAGGTTTTGAACCACCAAGCAATATGCTCACGACTACTAGGATTGAAATCTTTAAGTCGTTGCATTGGGGCATCTTTAATATACCCTTGCTTTTTATTATCCCTTTTAGGAATAAATACATTACCAGGAACATATGTACAAATCTTTTCAGTGGATGCTTTAAGCTCCTCTAAACGATTTAACAGTTTGTTCTCTAGTTCCTGAGCTTTCGGTATGTCGAAAGGCCAACCAGTTCTTTTCTGGTCTTGCATCATCTCAGCTATTTGGTGCTCTAAGATGACGGGTTCAGGTATTTTTGGAAATGTTCCCATAGTTTGACTAAAACAGCAACGTCCTGTTTGCAGTATTCCTGCATATCAGGGGACCACTCTTTCCAGTCGGTAGTCTTTCCAAACTCTCCTTTAAAACACTTGAGTCTATATCCATAGGCTTCAAGGCTGTGTGATCCATATAAACGTGCAGGCATGTAACGCCATTTACGTTTAAGATCAATATCTAAGAGGTTTGGGTGGTAGTAGCGGCTGAGGATGAGGGTATCCCAGTGTTTAGCTTCAAGCTTCCTAAAGAAAGGATAATGTTTCTGTGCTTGAGCTACATCATAGGCAATACCATTATGTGAAATGATATTATTAGCAGCCATAAGACTGCCTAGCCCATTACATATAGAATAAGAAGATGCCATAGGCAACTCCTTGGGGTGTTCGGTGTATTTCTCATCATTGTACTCCTCAACAAGACCAGAATTTAAGTCTTGTGTAACAATACAATGAATACGAGTGGAGTCTAGCCCATCTGTCTCCATGTCAAAGGCTAGATTCAGCGGTTCTTTTTCCATGTATAGGTTTTGTCTACAAACTTAGCTTTTTCCACAGCCTCTTTAGTTGGTGGCGTTGGTGGCTGTGCATGTTTATACCATGGATGTACATATCCTCCATCAAAAATCCGTGGTCGGGTCGAATGAGGTTTCTCCATGTTGCGTAATTTCATTTTCAGTAAATCTGCAAGTTGATAAATCGTAGGCAATGTTTGAGGCTACTCCAGTTTCGCCTGAATATCTATTCTTAAGGACTCTAACAGTCGTAGTGCCTCGTTGAGCATCGGCCTGTTGATCTCTTTCGAGCGCAATGACCGTATCTGATATTTGAGCGATGCTGTGAGATCCTCTAAGTGAGGACAAGTTAACTCGACCTCCCTCTTCGTGCGAAGTCCTATCATTATTACTTCTCCGTAAGTGTGATACTAAAAATAGTGCGATACCAGTGCGTTCAACTAATGATCTTAGCTTGGTCATTGTTGTATCTATCATCCTACGCTCATCCCCTTCCAATCCTGAAAGGAGAATACTTAGGTGATCTAAGAATACAACACGACACTCCAATCCACTGGCAAGGTATTCGATCCTATTGTAAATGACATCAGGATCAAAAGAGCCGAAGCCATCGAAAAGGTAAAGATTCCAACTGCCAATGGTATTACGAAAATCTTCTTGTAGTTCTGTTTCGTCATGTTCTCCAAGGTGCAAAGGTTTACCAACAGCACATGACATTAAGCCTAGTGCGGTGTTTCGATTACTTGCTTCAAGCTCCACGACCCCAACCCGTTCCCCCTTTTGGAGGAGGTGAGCTGCAATTTGACGACAGAATGAGGTTTTTCCTGTACCAGTGCCAGCAGTAATTGCTGTAAGTGTGCCATACCTGATCCCGTGTACTTTCTCGTTGAGTCCTTCAAACGGGTAGTCATAAGCGCAAGGTGGTTCGGGTTTTGTAACTATTTCAAGTAACGATTTGGCATCAACAATCCCATCAGGTCGATAAGTTTTTGCGTCCCAGATTGCTTTTCTGATGGACTCAGTATCTCCAGCTGATAGAGCTTCTGATGCGTCCTTGTACTTCTCCAAACGTGCAAGTTTTGCTTTACCTGGCGGTAATAACTGTGCACACTCTTCAGCCGCTTGGATGCCTGCTGAATCGTTGTCGAAGAAGAAAACAACTTCATCATATCCTTGAGTTAATTCTATAATTTTTTGTAAGTCTTTCTTGGCTCCAGCTGCACCATTAGGTACAGACATATGAGGCCAAGTTGGCATGGCATGGTAGCCAGATACCGCATCTAATTCTCCTTCATACAAGGTCAGTCTTGACCCTGTATCGGGGAATAGGTTCTGTCCAAAGAACTGGTTATCGATATTCTTACCGTCCCAGTAGAAGTCTTTGTCCTTTGTTTTTATCTTAGCCGCAACTACCTGACCACGCTTATTAGTGTAATGGAAACGTAATACGTCCCCATCTTTGTGGATCTTGTACTTGCGGCAGTCCTCTTCACTGAGTCCCCGTTTCTTTAACCTAATAGGGGTGCCCTTGACAGGGGCTTGCCCCGATGATGGTGGTTCTCCCTCTCCAGACGTGCGAGTGTTGCAGCTGAAGCAATAAGTATGCCCGTCATCATACATGCTGTTAGCATCGGACGACCCACATACAGTACATGGGAGGTGATATTGGAACTCAGATTCTTCATGGTTTGAGCCAGCTGAGTGGGATTGCATAATAGGCGCACCATAGGAATCCGTTTTTTTCGGCCCACATGGCATAAGTGGTTTTCGATCTTTTATTAAGTTTATTATGAGGTGCTTGAAATACGAAACGTATATCTAGATAAGGGTTATCTTTCTTGACTGCTTTCATCTTACGGCGGTCAGCCGCTGAAAAATAACCTTTACATTCTAGATACACATCTCCAACTTTAAAGTCTGGGATGTACTTATGTTCAATAACATAAGGGTACCAGTTAGATTCATATTCCCAATCAACTTTAATCTCAGTTAATAGAGCAGCTACCTTTTCTTCAAGGCCGCTACGCATTAGAAGTCCTCGTCTTCTTCAGTAGCAGCAGCAGATACATTAGGTTCAGCTACTTTGAATCCTTTGGATGTACCAAACAAATCAACAGCTTCATCAGCTGACATGTCTCCGTCATCTACTACTCCAGCTCCAGACTTAAGGCTGATTAACTGAATAGCTTTTGCTTTGAGTGATGTACCAATGTCACCTGTTGGTAGCACGTATGGCTTTTGGAAAAAAGCTACCTTAACTGTGCTGCCACTGTATATCGGTGTGTCTTTATCTGTGATGGCTGTTCCCTCTGTATCAACTACAACAGGAAATACTTTGTCGCCATCCTTCCAGCTGAATCTAACCTGATAGGTGCCTGGCTGGTTCTCTAACTCTTCCCAAGGCTCTGGCTTAACCGAAACCCTCTTGGGGTTTTTCGCCTTGCTTCTAGCCCATTCTAGGGCTGATTCACGTTCAGCTTCTAGCTGTTCAACTATACTCTTATCCATAAGAACTGATAGCTTATAGCCCCAGTCTCCAGGTTTTAGTACAGCTTGGAACCCCTCTAGTACGACAGGTTCTTTAGTTACGTGTGTTGTCATTAACAGAAAAAATAAGTGGATTCTTGTACAACTGTGGGATCTAATGTTCCGACAATTGGCGGTGGTTCTGATGCTCTGATTGTTTCACTAAATCTTGTGAGCCAACAGTCTTGCGTGAAAATTTGTGTGTAGGTTTCTCGCACAAGTCTATTGAGTGTTCCCATGTCTCCTGCTCTAGTAAGAACTGAG